GTTTTCAGTAGTATTCTCTATGCCTTGCATCTTTAGTCCGCTAATGCCAACCCAATACGATAACATAAATACTAACCACTCATCCAAAATGTTTAAAGGATCAAGGTCAATCTCTTCCGCTTTCTTATTCATTTCAAACATCTGCTGGTATCTCATAGCAGTATAACCGCCAGTTGATTCATACAAAGTTCGTAAAATATTATTAATCTTATCGCCAGTAAAAAATCCTGCACGATTATTAGCCGCTTGTTCTACCCCTAAAGCCTCAACCATTTGAGCAGCTTTATCAAAGTCAGCTTGTAAAGCCTCTTTTATTTTAGGCTGAAACTCTCTGATTGATTTCCTTGCAATCTTTTGTTGCAAAGCAAACTGCTGTGTTGGTGTAAGTGGTTTAGCCATTATTCTTTAGCGTCTATAGCTTCAATCATTTTTCCTGCAGCCGCATAAATTGAGTTCATATTGTTTTGAGCTGCGTATTGTCTTATAGCTGATAATCCTCTTCTGTCTACAGTTTTGAAGTCTGAAGTATAAATATAGCCATAATGACCTTTGGTATCTTCACCAAGCTCTGGGTCTACACCAAGAAACCATAGACAGTATTTATCATATCCATTTTCTTGTAAATACGCATTCTCCATTTCAGCCGTTGGTCTTACCCAACTATCAGGTGTAATTACATCTCCAGCAGCTATAAGTTTATTTGCATGATTAATACCTTTAGTATTTTTCTCAGTTAACCTTTTTAATTCTAAAAGGTTATTAATAGTTTTTTCTAATATGTCAAATGATTTCATAGTATTTATTTTGATGGATCGTAAGCCCAATTTTTAAGTGATATATCTCTTTTAGAAGGACAACCTTCTGATGCTGGTTCACCTTGTTCTGCTCCTCTCATTCTGCTAACAAAGCTTATAGTTCTGTTTGCATCTTCCGCATCCTTAGTAGTCCAATCTTCTTTCTTCTTAGACAATAGTCTTAGGTTTCTAGTGATAGGGCTTCTGTCAAGTGATGCCTTCTTTGAGCATTCTGTATTTGACCAGGCTTCTAATTCTGAGTAGCTCATGTTAGTAATTGACTTGTACTTTGCGTACACTTCATCTACTTGCTCATTCTTACTCAAAAAAAAACCTTCACTTTTTACAGGTGGCAAATTATAGTCACTTTGTTGTTGTGCATCTCTAGGGTCTTGTAACATTGTCAGCTCATCAATAGGCAAGTAACCTGCTGGTATAAATATCTCATCCATTTCAGTTCCTTCCATAGTATCATAACGCATAGCTGCTCTCTTCTCGTTTGGAGTAATCCACCAAGATTGAGAAAGAATAGCACTAAGCTCTTTCATGTCCTCTTGTAACTCAGGGAATACTGTCAAATCAAAATCGATATAGTAACCTTGACCAATCTCAGTTGAGAAGAATCTATTGAATGCATCACGAAGAGCTACTAACTCAGGAAGAACTACTTGAGTCAACATTTCCTTCTTAGCTTCCTTCATGTTGTTATAAGTCTTGTTATCAGGATCGTTAAACAACGCAGAGTTCACTCCGTAAACATTACAAAGTTCCCTAAGTGTTACTTTCTCTGATTCTAACAACTGCAAGTCAATAGGACTTAAACCCATGTTAATCCAATTCAACTTTGCACCTGCAATCAAAATCTTACCAGCATTCTTTAAGATACCAGCTTGAGTTTTTGTTCCGTACTGATTGTAGAAATCTTCTTTAAGCTTTCCTGCTGCCTCTGGTCCGAAATCATTTGATTCATCAGCAGACAAGATACCTTTAGGTCCTTGATTCTGCAACATACCTACAGACGTATCCTTCGCATCGTTAGAACGCTGAACAGTTCTGTAAGCAGCCTGTAAAGGCGACAAACCATATAATTGATTACCGTTAGTGTCAAAGTAAGGGTTGAAGTATTTTAGATGGATTACGTCTTTCGCATCTAATTGATCCCATCCAACTAGCGTAAAAGAATAACCTTCAACCCCATTTATTGTACCATCAGAAATAATGGCAACGTATTGAGATGGGAGTGTAACAAGTTCAGCAACCTTACCATTGGATAATCTATTCGCCCAAATGTAAGTGTTACCAGTAATTAGTTTATAACCTACAGCACTCTCGATAAATTCAGAGAATGATTGATATTCATTTGGTTTTTCTAGCAAGTTATTTAAATCAGAATCAGCAATTTCAGCAACTGCTTTTACACGAACTAACTCTGCTTTAGCAATATCTGCGGTTGACGTTGCATTCGCTAACATTGATTTGTATCTATTCAATTCTTTTTTGTTCTTTACTTGATAAACATAGAAAGGAACAGTAGAAATAGTTTTAGAGATACGTTTGATGATAGCATATACCTCACTATTGTTTTTATAGTCAAGTACAAATTTTTGCTGGTCTAATTCTGGATAAAGTGTTCTTCCGCCAATCAATCCACCGAAATCAGTAAAAGGATTGTTAAAAGTCACCTTTGGAGCTGCCTTCTGTTGAAAAGGGTTAGCTGCCTTTAGTATGTCCGTTAAATTCACGCTATATATTATTTTTACAAAAGTAACAAATTTTTATGCTATACAACCCACCCTCTTTTAGGTTTCGCATATTTTGTGTATATGGCATACCTCATAGAGTCCATTAAGTGATCTCGAAACTTCACAGGTTCATCAAGTGTATTGCCATCTGTATCGGTCTTCCACTTGTAGTTTTTAATCTCATCAAGCAAATCTAAGGACTCTGACCTAATATGCAAAGGAAATGATTTTACCTTGTTGATTCCTGCATAAACATCTTTAACAGCACTCTTCAAGTTAAATCCTGCCTTATTCACCTCCGAAATGGTTTTTGGTTCAGCAGGGTCGGCATATATCTCCGAGTTTCTATCAAGCCCTAATGACCTCATCCTATCAATTAGTAAAGCAGTCGACATTTTTGTATCGTAGATTAATTGGTCCACAAACAACTCGCCATCAAAGTTCTTAACCCTAACAAGGGCTGTTTGGTTGTTAAATCCAAAGTCAAGTCCATAAAACACATCTCCGCCATCAGGGAAGTTTCTTCTACGCTTCCAATGCGTATAAATGGTCGCTTGGGATATTGCTCTTTCCCCTAAGCCATAAACTCGCCAATATTCATGGTCGGCTGTTTTAAGCCTCTCAATCTCATCTACGATTGATTTTTCAAGAAATGGGTTGTCTTTGTAAGTAGTGATGGTAAAGTCAGCATCTTCTCTAGGAACAACCTTGTCATAAATCCAAGAGTAGTAATCGGAAGGGTTATAGTCAATTACAATCTTTTCTGTGGTTCTTAATGCTAACTGCATCCAAGATTCGTAGTTTACCTCATTCGCCTCGTTTATAAACAAGTAGTTTCTTTTACGACCTCTTATTTTTTGTGGCTGATCGGTAGAGACGAACTCTACGACATTGCCTCCTAAGAAGTAAAGATTTTCTGATTTGTTGTGCTTTTCTTCTGAGTATAATCCATATTTCGATAGTATTTCGATAAAGTCTCTCATCACTGAGCCTTTTATGGATGGCAACGAGGATCTGCAAATGGTTAGGGTTTTTCCCTTCTCTTGTAATAATTTCACGATAAACCAGGTCAATACATTGTAAGTTTTGCCAGACCTTGTTCCGCCTTGCATAACTGATATTTTTTTTTGGCTGTTTTGCAGGATTTCGAAGACGATGTTTGTGGTTACATTCATAAGACATAGGAAAAAAAATTAAAAAATTGGTTGTGTGTTTTCCATTAGAAAACTTTTGGTTTTATACAAGGGTATACCCCCTTTGCTATTTTAAGACCCATTTAAGCCTTTCAATTCCAAAGTGGACACATAGTACTACACATAGGGTTAAAAGCCGTAGAATCGCCTTAAAATGCGAAATAAAGGCATTGTAGCTACTCTTCATAGTCACCGTCTTCATTAATATCCAATAATTCCCCTTTATCATGGTTATAAAGTGGGATTTCATCACTTTCTCCTGCCTTATAAGCAGGTACGACCATTCCTGGTTCAGTTTGCGTATCAAAGTTGATTATCTCACCTTGAGGTAACGCTTTGTGCTCATCTCCGTCTATTTGTTTCATAATATCTCCAATTTGATTCGGTTTAACTACGTTGACTGTAATTTGCTTAACCACATCTCCTTCATGAGCAACCTCAGTCTTTTCGATATACCCTCTTCTCTTACCCCTAGTCTTCAGTAAGAACATAGTCGCTAAGGTATCACCCCTAGCAATCCTCTCCATTAGCTTTTGTTCGCCAAAGTCAAGCATTATCTCCTCAGGCTCGATTTCAGCCAACCTCTTAGCAAAGTCAGGATCATCCTTCAACCAAGTCTTATACTGCGTTCTACCGACTCCAGAAGCCTCACATGATATGGTGATATTGCCAAAGTTCTCCTTATAAGCTATGATAAAAGCCTCTTTAGCTATTTCTTTGAATTGTGCGTTCATATTATACCTTTTGGTGTGTCAAATGTTTAAAAATGTTAAAATCATTGTTTTATATCAGAATATTGGGGGGCACAAGGGGTCTCCCCTATTATCTACGCTAAAAAATAGGGTAGGGGGTTGCTATTTAACATAATATATATTATATGCTGTTTGTCTCTCTTATTCATGTGTCAAATTTGGGTTAGTGTGTCCGCTAAATTAGGCATTAATATTTAATGATTGTTAGGTCACTGAAACGCAAAAGCTAAAAACCAGGTAAACTATTATATTAATATACACTACTACTATAATAGTAGAAGTAATTATATAATTATAACTACTACTTATATAATATACTATTATTTATTTAATATTAAATTAGGTATTAAACAATTGATAATAGTATATTGATAATTCAATGGTGCAACATTGAATAAACTATAAAAATAAACTTATAAATATTTACAATTGTTTCAAATTGTTTTAATATCTTTATTCTGCGTTATAAAACAAAACGCACAATATTATGGAAAACTTATTGCAATTACTATTCCCGATTCAATTAGTATTATTCGGGAGTTTCTTATTCTTTGTAGCTAAATTTATTTACTTAACAATCAAAACTAAATTATCATGAACCAGGTTATTTCATTGGCTGAATTTATTTTAATCGTTCTAATATGTTATCCCTTTATAATATTAGGGAAAACAATAGTTGAACATATCAAGGAAAAATAAAACAACAAAACAATATGAAAAACAAAACACAAGAACAACAAATTGCACAATTAAAAAGTCAATTATCACAAGTTTTAGATGCCTACAGTATTTTAGAAGAGTATTGTTGCGAACTTGTAGATGATGTAGAGGAAAACGAAACCTTGACTTATGCCAACTCTATTGTAGAGATAGCTTTAAATATTGACAATAAATAAAACTATTAAACACAACACAACATGGAAAACACAACACAACAAACATTTAGGCAATCAATTGCAAAATTGAGAACCATGATTAAACTTATCAGGGAATCAATCGACAAAGGATATTTAAGAGAAGATTGGAAACAATTAGATAAGGGAAACAATTACGAAAGTATTGTATTAACTGAATCAGGTTATTATGCATTCAGTGACGATTGCATTGTAGCTGAAGATGAATACTATCATGAAATTGAAGACGAGGACGAGTATGTATATGACGATATTGACGAATGTTATATATTGAAAGTGAATGCAAATTATGTACTCGGACGAAGAATCAATTATTATACCCATGAAGATAATTGCAATTCCAATAATGAAATATATTGTTATAATGGTGAATATATTACCGACGAATACATGCAATACAATGGATTAGTATTCGACATTCATGGTGATATTTGTCATACAGACGACGTATATTATTGGGAATGTGACGGGGAATACCATCATGAACCAGAAGAAGAGGACGAAGAAGAAGAGGACGACGACAACGATCCCGATATGGAATCAGCTACAATCAATTCATATTCTTATCGTCCATCCATGAAATTTCATAAATTATCGAATGAGAATGAAAATGCGCCATTTTTCGGGATTGAATTAGAGGTTGAACGTAAAAATAGCAATGGATTAAAACATAAATACATGGCGGGATTAATTGACCATGAACATTGGTATTTTAAAACGGACGGATCATTGACAGACGGATTCGAAATTGTTACGCATCCCATGACATTCAATTACATTCAACAAAGTGAAAAGACTTTCACCGATTCCCTGAAGTTATTAGTTGAAAACGGATATAATTCATACGACGCAAATACTTGCGGGATGCATATTCATATCAGTAAAAATAATTTTACTACATGGCACTTATATAGATTCCTGAAATTCTTTGTAGAAAATAAGGAATTTATTGTGTCCATATCACAAAGGAAAATGGAAAAGCTAAAAAAATGGGCAAATATCGAAGACGACAACGATTCCTCGTTAATCTATAAAGCAAAGAAAAAAGACGGGAATAGTGAACGATATGTCGCTATAAATTTAAAAAATAGTCAAACGATTGAGATTCGCATTTTTAGAGGAACATTAAACATAAATTCATTCATGAAAAACATTGAATTTGCACATGCACTATTCATGTACACAAAAGAAAATAAAGATGTTTCATTGGATGGATTCAAAATGTATCTTGAAACTTCATGCGATTATTCCAATTTAAAAAAATTTATCAACTTAAAAAACTTATAATATGTGTATTATAGCAATTCAACCATTGGGCGTAAAAATAAAAGAATCAGTATTGAAAAATTGTTGGGATGCCAACAAAGATGGCGCGGGTATCATGTACGTTGAAAAAGGAAAAATTATTGTTAATAAGGAAATGCATTCATTCAACGAATTCATGAAACTAAAAAAACATGCTGACAAAGTACATTCAAATATTGTCATGCATTTTCGTATTGCAACGTCGGGCGGGATTAATGATCGCAATTGTCACCCGTTTAAGATTAATAACGACCTATATTTTTGTCATAATGGTATTTTAGATATTGATGTGCCATTGAATTCGAATATTAATGATACACAAATATTCAATAATTCATTCATGAAAGGCCTTCCTGATAACTTTGTTCAAAATGATACGATCATGGGATTGCTTGAATATACAATAGGCAATCGAAATAAATTCGTTTTTATGGATTCATCAGGACAATTTTACATCCTGAATGAAAATGCGGGAAAATGGGACAATGGTGCATGGTATTCGAATGAAACTTACAAAAGGTCATCTTATACATATTATCCAAAAAAATGGGATTATTATGCAAAGGATAAAAAGGATGAAAAATATTCCATTGAAAATGATACTGAATATTGCGAATCATGTGGTGAATTGCATTTACTAGATGATATGATGCATGATAATTATTATGATATGCTATTATGTAAGGGATGCGGTGAATTCGCATTAGAGGAAAAATAATTGTTGGGTTTTCTATTGTGTAAGTGCATTGCCTGAAATATGGTAATGCACTTTTTTAGGTATAAGGATGTACCAATTTAAAAAAATAGCTAAAATTAGGCAATTTAAGACACTAAAAATATAAAACAATGTAATACCATTACTAACATATCAAAATGGCTGAATCGGGCTAAAAATGGGCAAAGAATTGATTTTGTGCATTATGTCATGATATTGCAAATAATATACATAATATTGATGTTATAACATTGATGTTATACCATTGATGTTGCAACATTGTTGACTATGCAACTAATAATCAGTTGCACACAAAAACCTGCCAAAAACCCTATGCAAAAACTCCCCAAAAACCCCACAAAAATCTTGTACGCAAAAATCCAGCAAAAATCTTTTATGATTTCCTTAACAAAAAACCTGCTAAAAACTTTAAATATATCCAAAAACTTCCTAATTTTACACTTTACAAACAAAACAAAAAACCCATGCACGAATTAATCACACTCAACTCAAAGATGAAGTGCGGTATTACTGGCACGATCATCGACAAAGGCGAACAAGCCTATTACAACCATCAGACAAAAACCTGCATTCATCCTGTAGAATACGAAAGGAACATGAGCCAAGCCAAGATTGGTGATCCAAAAACCTACTTTACAAGACTCCAAAAACTTAATAAGTAATGCCATTCTCAACTTGCTGTGGAGCTCATACCAACTATCCTGAAATAGATATTTGTCCTGACTGCTTAGAACATTGCGATTGGGAAGAGGATGAAGAAGAAGAAGAAACTATTATTAAACAATAAAACAAACAAACATGAAATTCGAATTCGTACAAGACACAGACTTAATTTTAGGTAGTACAATGTACTACACAAAGCAAGAAGGTATCATCATTAGTGGATCATTTAACAAGGATAAGGATGAAGCTTACGCCATCTTTGAAAAGCTAAGTAATGGTATCCCTTTAAGGATTACAGAAGTCCTAGAAACAAAAATCTATCAAAAACCCTCGCAAGAGTAAAAACCAAACCAATGCTGAAACTAACCCTCGAACAAAAGAAAAAAGGTATCAAAGAAGAGTTTACCTATGTAAACAGTAACGGAAGAATGTCAAAACAATACACCTACAAAGGGATGTTTATAACATGGGATAACCAAATCCTACATGGCAAATGGTATTACTGGAGAGCAAGTTATTACGCTTCTTTAGATGCAGCAGTTCAAGGAATAGACAGACATATCAATCACTTTAAAAACACAAACAAATGCTAGAGATTACAGATTACAAAAGCCTATTTAAGTATGGCGACATGAAGAAGATTATGGAAATAACAGGCTATAGTCGTTATGTAATAGAAACAAGACTTAAAAACAATGATTACGAGATGACCGAGTTAATCAAAACATTCTATGACAAAAAACTTGAATTACTTAAAAACCAAATATGGGAGCATCAGAAATAAGCTATTACGTTATGCCAGGACTAAAACACAGAGAGATAAGATTTGAGCAAGTTATAAGAACGGTATGTGATGTCATGAAAGCTGATAGACTAAAAGTACTTACGCCAAACAGAAGTAAGCAATTAGTTTTTGCTAGGAATATGTGCTACTTTATTTTTAGACGTTATTTTTCGATGACGTTAAAGGAGATAGGTCAAGCTTTTGACAGAGATCATACTACAATCATACATGGAATCATGACATTCCAAAACGATATAGAATGCATCAAGTTTTATAAGACTCAGTTTCAAGAGGTACAACAAACATTAGGATTGCACACAAACAACAAAAAACTAAATATTTTAACATCAAACTAAACATTATGCTATCACAATTCGCACACTTAAACGAAACAGACAAAAGAATCTTTGTCGCAAAAATCATCCACAACATGAGCTACAGCCAATCAAGTTTTGAAACTATGGAAGCTATAGTTAAAATGTGGGAACAATATCCTATCAGAAAGGCACAATTTTTTACACAACAAAATCAATTAACACATGGAACTGCAAACAACTAACACCCAAATTCAAGCACCTAGTTACCAAATGGTCAACAAGGACTCAATGCTTTCTTTATCTAACGAGCTAAAACGTTTCGTAAAGGATGCACACTTAGTATCTAACATTAAAGGCAAGGACTATTGTAACGTAGAAGCCTGGCAGATGGCAGGAGCTTCATTAGGCTTATTCCCTATCATTACAAGCGTACAAGACTTATCTAAGGAAGGCGAGATTAAGTACATGGCAACTTGTGAAGTTAGATCGTACCAAGACAATAAGTTGGTATCAGTAGGTATTGCAATATGCTCTAACAAAGAGGGTAGCAAAAAATTCTTTGATGAGTATGCTATCTTATCTATGGCACAGACTAGAGCAGTAGGTAAAGCATTTCGTAATCAGTTAGCATGGTTGATGAAAGCTGCTGGATTCGAGGCGACACCTGCTGAAGAGATGGACTTTGTACATGATGAGCCGAAAAAAACCTCTAAGCCAGTACAAACTGTTGTAGCTGAAATAGTAGAAGAAGAGCCTACAAGAGAGGAAATCATGATGGAAATTGCACAGTGTATTAAGGTTAAGCAATTGACTGATGTTTATTACACTTATAAGCAAACATTTGATTCTGATGAAACATTGATGAAGGTATTAAAAATGAAAAAAGAAAACCTAAAATAAAATGAATTTAACATTATTACCAAAAGTAGAACTTAGTTCTATAGAACCGAACAAATTTGCAATTGAGTTAATCAAGTCGCAGATAGTAGATCACTTTACACAAACTGGTGAGTCACCATTAGAACTACTCGTTAAGTCAGAGGCTGTTGTACAGCTTTTAGAAGGCATTAGAGCCGATTTAAAGGAGTTAGTACTAGATGAGCTTAGTAAGTATCCTGGAGGCAAGGCTGAGGTCTTAGGAAGCGAAATGGCTAAGTTTGAATCAGGTGTTAAGTATATCTATGACCAAGACTATACTTGGAGCAAAATGAATGAAGAAATAGAGTCATTAAAGTTTGCTTTAAAGGAGAGGGAGAAGATGCTTAGAACATTGCCAACCGCTATGGTTGATCCTGAATCAGGAGAGATGGTCCACCCAGCACCTAGAATAAGTACAACAACCTTTAAGATTAGCTTAAAGAAATAAAAATCCTCCACCACCTCAAGATACCAATATTAATAACCTGATAGTAATTTATACAAAACTTGGGGTGGTTTTTTAAACTACAAACATGAAACAAGCGATAATATTTTTATACGAGTTGGTAAAGTTTATAGTAATATCAATACCACTAGCAATATTGCTATTTGTAACATTAACAATAATTAGTAAATTCAAGAATATATGATGGAGATTGCAGGATTAGAGAACTCAGTACCAGTGAGGATGATTTATGTTGACGACAAAAGTGAAGTATTGTTCAAATCTTTAGCTCATGCAGCAAGGAATACAAGAATAACACAAGACTCAATAAAGAAATCACTTAACCCATTACTAAAGAGGAAATTTAAGCACAATAATAGAGATGTGG